TGATAGTGGAGTGATAATCGAGTAATTGTTTCTGTAAAGGCGAAAGCAAGCCTGGAGCCCTTGTGCTGGGGTGACGAATTGCAGGCATGAGCGGTACTTCCCAAAAGGAAGTGGAAAAGTGACTAAAAAATAAGGTCATTAAGCCGTAGCAATCATAAGATGTATTCTCAGTCTTTTAATCTTCTTACCATATATACTAATTGTCTGAAAGGATGCTGTTAAGACAGGGATATAGCCCCTGTCAATTAGTATTTTATGCTCCATTCTTCTAGTTGGCCAGGAAGTAAGATTCTCAATCTTAAAACAGGTGTTCGAACCACCTATGGAGTACCATTTATATTTGCGCGGTTAGTTTAATGGACAGAACGCGTGGCTACGGACCATGAGATATGGGTTCGATTCCTATACTGCGTGCCACATACACTTTTAGCTCAGCTGGAAGAGCGGCCCTCTCCTAAAGGGCAGGTCGTTGGTTCAAGTCCAATAAGGTGTGCCAATATGCGTCCTTAGCTCAGCGTATAGTAGCAACGGTTTTCTAAACCGTAGGTCCTAGGTTAGAATCCTAGAGGGCGTGCCAAAGATGCTGGCGTTTTAGGTAAAAAGTGTGAATGCTAGGAACTTTGGGTGTATAGTTTTCTAACCCTCCGAGTCAGCATCTTATTCTTTTTAAGGAGTTTATTATGAAAGTTTATGAAGTAGAATTTCATTATGGAAGAAATACTTATGAATTTCTGTCAGACCTTGATCTTGAAGTAGGTAAAACTTATAGACTTACTAATGATTTAGGACATACATATAAAAGTAGAGCGATTATTTTAGATAAAAAAGATGTTTCCGTATTCTCTGGTACAATGCGAGAAATTGTAGATGCTGATGAGGAAATGCCATGGTAAGTGATTAAAATATAAAAAATATATTGTATAATAAAATAGAGCCAATACTTATTTCTTAGATATTTTGGGTATATATTTTAAAAGTTTGGCCAAATATTATGCTAAATAAAATAGAGCTTGTGCTTATTTCGTACATATTATAGAAAATTTTAAAAAGGGTATAGCCAAGCCAAATTATTTAAACGTAGAGCTTATGCTTATTTCTTAATGCAGGTGCCGACATGTCGGCAGAAAAATCAGCTAAGCCTTATATAGAGTCTATGCTTATTTCTTTTGACTTAAATTATATAATAGATAGTGTGATAGCTAGACCATAATTTAATACTGCGGAGTGGAGCAGTCTGGTAGCTCGTCGGCCTCATAAGCCGAAGGTCGTTGGTTCGAATCCAACCTCTCGCGTCCGCTGGCATGGCGCAATGGTAGCGCACCTCACTTGTAATGAGGTGGTTGTGGGTTCGACTCCCTCTGCCAGCTCCAATTTTTTTAGGATTAAGTTGTAAAAACTTAATCTTTTTTTTATTATCAATAATACGCTAAATTAAATAGACAGATTGCTTTTACGCTCTCTGTGCAAAATATCTAATTTAAGGGAGCGTATACGCCAATGGAAAACTTAGGAGGAACAATTTTAGCTACAGTAATTTCTGTAGTAGTTACTCTGGTTGTAACTCTTGTTTTTAATAAACTAGTTGCAATACCAAAAGTGAGAAGACAACAAGAGGAAGGAGAGCGTCAAGAGCGTGAAGCAATGAAACAAGACATAAATGAACTAAAAGCTAAGACCTGTGAATTACAAGTGGCGATTGATGCTTTACCTGGATATCGAGCTCAAAGCTTACAAATTCAGTCAGAACTTAGGAATGCAGATAATGCAATAATTGACGCTTGTTCTGCTATTAAAGATAGTATTGAACGGCTAGAACATAGAGAAAGAAATGCTCTTCGTATGAAGATACTAGCTGAATATCGTTTATTTACAGATACACATAAAAATCCAATGAAAGCTTGGACCGAAATGGAACATCACGCTTTCTTTGAAGTAGTACGAGATTATGAAGCACTTAATGGTAATGATTACGTACATTCTACCGTATTGCCTGCAATGAACGAATTAAATATTATTCTTATGGAAGACCATGCAGGGTTAGCTAAACTTATGGCGAGTCGCCAAATGTAATAAGATTAAGGTAGGTTTGAAGAAAGGATGTTAGATTTTTTGAATATTGCTAATGAAGTTGTTGTATTAATTACTGGGCTTCTTGGTTTAATTGGTACAGGAGTAAGTGTCTATTTTGCAATTAAAAATTGGATAAAAGCCATGAAAGAAAAGACCAGCAAAGAGCAGTGGGCACTCATTATGGAAATGGCAGATGCGGCTATGACTGAAGCAGAAGCTTCAAAGGCATCTAGTGAAACTAAAAAACAAATGGTACTAGATTCTATTTCAGCAGCTATGAAAGCCGCAAATATCGACGTGACACAGTTTACAGAACAATTAAGTGATTATATAGACCAGACTATTGCTTTTGTAAATAAGATGAAAGCTAAACATTAAATTTTCACAACAAAAAAAAATAACCTTGTATTTTTAGTACAAGGTTATTTTTTATTAAATTTATATGCTAAATTATTTGATTGATTATGAAAGGGTGTATAACATATGAGTAAGATGTTTGATAGCTATAGCGGAGTAACTCCTAATGATTGTTTAAATTGGTATTATCCAATAGAATCTTCTATAGATTCCTCTAGTAATTTAAAAGCTTTATATGATAAAAAACATCGGTTTTATGGCGTAGAAGCAAAACATTTAATGCCATTTAGCTTATATTTTCATTTAACAGAGGCTACTGAACAAACGTTAGACCAGTTTATGGCAGAATGTGGTGTTGAATTTAATATTTGCACTAAGCCCTACGGAAAACCAGTTATTACAAAAGTACTTTCTGGTAAAGAAGTGTTTAATACTTATCTGCAAGATATTAAAATTGATATAAGTCAAGAAGAAGCTCAACTATTAAATCAAGAAACTTATAGTATTATTATCAAGCTTATGCATACAACTAGTACTTATATTATACATTCCGAGCGTGACAGTGTGCTTGTTATTCGATAAAAGGAGATTAGCTAAATGAATGCATTAGATATTAAAGCTAAACTAATTGTTCAGCCTACTAGAATAATTAAAGCTAATGAGATATTACAAATAACACGTGGTGGAAGTGCTATCTTAAACTTTAATTATAGTGATAAAACTTATACCTATGATAATACTGACCAGCTTACTTTTATGCTAAAACAAGGTAGTACTATTTATTGGTACAAAATGTTTACTTATTTGAAACCAACAGCTGATTTAAGAGCAATTCCAGGAAAAAACTATTATACGAATGTAAGCCGACCTGCTAATAGCTTTAAATGTAGAGCTACTCAAGTTTGGCCAAAGACCGAGGAAAGCCCAGCTGACCTAGGGTATTATGAAGAGACTGATGGTAATTGCAGTTGGAGAGATACAGAGTATTTAATAGATGAACGTTTTTACTATGAGAATCTAACTGATATGGAAACTGTGTCTTTAATTTTACATCCAGAAGATACTCTACAATTTAAAGCTAAATCAGGTAAGCATATGAGTTTTGAAGTAGCAGTTAGATTAAATACAGATACTCTACAGAGTTTTGCTTATAAGGACACAGTTATTATAGAGCCTCAAGCAAACATAATTGTTACTGATAGCTTATTTAGCCAAATTTGAGGAGGATAAAATGAACACTACTCAAAATAATATTATAGTAATTACTCGTGGTGACAGCTTAGAGTTCAAGCTTGCTCCTATGACACTAGGAGAATATCTAAAATATGAGCTTAAAGGCGATGATACTTTATACTTTGGACTTATGGACCCCGGACAACCTTTTGAGGAGGCACTTGTACGTAAAGTTTATACAGTAGACGACTTTGCAACTATAGAAGACTTTGTGCTTGAGCTTGACCCAGAAGATACTTTAGACTTGATTCCAGGAAAATATTTTTATGCTTTAAAGCTTCATATAGACCACACTGAAGCAGGTACACCTGAAACTAATTATTTGCCCACTGAAATAGATAAGGTAATAACCTTAGTTAATAAGACAAAATTTATTATAAATGATTAATATTAGGAGGATTTATGGCAACAGGAACAACAAATCCTATGACCTACCAAAATGGTATTACAACGGTTGCAGATCATACCCACAGCGTGGATGAAATTACCGGTTTAGCTAGCCAATTAGATAAAATACAAGCAACTGAGTCTTTGTTAGGTCAAGTTGAACGACTACTTGCTACTTGTGATAACTTATTATCCGCTAGCGGTTATGCAACTAAAGAAGAAGTAATTTTAATTGAACAATATACTGCAGATATACAAAATATACAAGCTCAGCTTGATTCCATTCTCAAAGAAGATGTTGAAGATGGGCTTAATAGTTTAAAAGAGAATCAAGTAACTTTACAGGCTGCAGTTGCTGAGTTACAATTAAAAATAAATACTGCCTATGATGCTGCAAATGCAGTTATGGAGCTTTATAAGGTAGCAGAAGGAAATACTGCTGGGGAGCTTCAAAAGCTAAATGAGGCTATCGTTGAAATAAAAAAGATAATTGATGGCGATGGTACTGAAGAATTTCCTGGTTTAATTCCTAATGATACGCTTAATGCAGAAAATCTAGCTAAGATAGATGAAAGGCTTGTTACTGCTGAAGCAGATATTCTAAATTTAAAAGGTGCAGATACCGAACAGGCAAGTTTACTTGTGCAATTAGACACAGTAGTAAAACAATATCTACCTTCTGAGGAAAATGGTGAAGGTGAAATAAAACAAACTACAGACCTTCTTCAGAGTACAATCCCTACAGAATTGGTCATTAACAGAGTGGATGCGGTCGATGAGCCTACAGCACCTGTCTCCGAGGAGCCTTCTGGCGAAGATCCAGTAGAGGAAATTAACACTGACACCTACTTGGATTATACTTTAACTTTTAATAATAACGAAGGTGAGCAAAAATTTTCAGCAAACTTAGATTTAACTTCCGATATTAATAGTTATTTAGCGTATGTATTTGCACAATTTGTTAGTCAGCATAATACTTTTACACCCACTGAGACTGGATTGAATTCAAGATTGGCCTTTGTAGAAGGTCGTCTAAGTAATTTAACGCAGTATGTGGCACACATGGCAAATTATCATAATTTTATCATAAAAGATATTTATTTTTATTTTGCAAATGATGTAGACGGAACGGATCCTACCGCTTTGAAATATTTGCCTATACCAACAGACCCTACCCCTGATGAAGACTTAGATGTTCAGGCAAGTTTCGTTAATATTATTCCTAATTTCCCAGATTCTGCTAGAATGGATAATAAAATTTATAGCCCAGCAGAACTAGTAAATAAGAATTTTTATGTTATTTTTGAAACTTCTTATCCAATTGATCTATCTGACGGTAAAGTAAGTTTGGGTTTCCCAGACTTCCAAGAAAATAGTGTAATATATACTGCACCAAATGGCCACTTTAGATGTGCTAGATTGGGTATTCCCGACTTATCTCATGCTACTTATGTTTTATATGCAGATATTAATAATGAAACCAAGAAACTAACACCATTCACTTTTGGAACCGGTACTTTTGGCAACAACTTTACAACAGAAGGAACATATGAATTTATGCTCAAAGTAACAGACCCCTATAATCCTAATACAACAGCTTTAAAAACAAAGCAAATAACAATTGGATATCCGATATATCGTGGAATTTATGCAGAAACTACCTTGCCGGTAGAAGGACTAAGCCTAGATACTTTTAGTTTACAACACACAGAGTTAAATTCTCCTGCTACTACTATTGACTGGGCTGACTATAATGTAGATGATATCGCTAAGTATTATTACTATTTAGTACCTAGTATTCTACTACCAACAGGCAGCACCTTGGTCTTTAATACTGGCTATGGACCAGGCGGCTGGGAAACAGAAAATCCTCAAATAATAAAAATTAATAATATAGATTACACAGTATTCCGTACTTCTTATAAGATAACTTATTGCCCAAGTACTATGGTTACTGTAAAAAGCGTTTAAGGAGGAATTAATAAATGTCAACAATAAAAGTAATTGCTCCGCTATCACCCGCAGGTGAGTTTCCGATAGCAGATGCGAATAATATTAGCTTGGGCTCTGGTGGCAATACACCAAAGTCCGGCTCTGTTGCTGCAGCGGTATCGGAGCTGCAGCAGGAACTAGGAATTACCGCTGGTGTAGAAGGGTCAGTCTCCGCTAAATTAGATTATGTTAAAGATAATTTAGATTCAAAGACCTCAACTACTGAGATTACCGATACAATTAATGAGGCGCTTACTGAACTTAAGAGTCTTTTAGGAAATACTACAGATAACCCAAGTCTTTTTACTGCGCTTAAAGATCTTGCTGATGATCTGAATACGTTACAAGAATATATTGGCAGAGACACCACAGAGGGATTAACAAAAGTTTTAGATACTATCTATACTAGAACAGGTACACTTGTAGAATGTTTGGGTGACACCGATGAAGGTATTATTGGATACATTAATGCTATGGTTTCAAGTATTGACAGTCTCCTAACAAAATTTGAAAGCTCTATAAGTAGTACGAATGCAAATTTTAGCTCATTAACTGAGAATCTTTTAAACAAATTCGGTAGCTTTGAAAGTGCCGTGAATGAAAGTCTTGACTCCTTAACTAATACAGTCTCAGATATAGTTGAAGATAATGAAGGTGTGTTATTAGCAGCTTTGGGAGTATCAGGAGACGAAAATGTTAAAGGTTTAATAGACAATCTTACGGGTAAGGTGGATACTTTAACTGATTCTGTGGGAACAGATGTAAGCAGCGCAGTAGGAACTATTAATGCAAATCTTGGTACCTATGACGAAGGTAAAAATGTTAAGACAACTATCGAGGACGAAAGCAATAGCATTAAAGAAGCTCTGTCAGATTTGAGATCTCATATGAATACTATGCTACCTCCTACATTAGACGTAGAGCATAGTGGTGGCGATTCCGTGTATCAATATAACCTAGCTCTGGACTTGACGATCACAGCAAAGGTAAATCGTCCCCTTGAAGATCCATTGGCACTTTATATTAATGGCACTCCAATTGAGTATGATGAGCACTATGGCTTCAACGGCAGCACTTATCGTGCTTCATGGCAAGTGACATGCCCAGATAAAACCGCTTTGCCTTATAAAGCGCAAGCTACAGTTCAGATAGTCAATAAAAATGATTCCAGACTGGTTTATAATGAAAAGGTAGTAAACTGTACCTTTGGTGCTATGATTTATACTTGGGTAGGAACTAAAAACAATATTATTCCAGGAACAGGTAGTCAGACCCAAAATAAGCTGTCTGCGGGTCATCCAGGTAATATAAGCTTTATTTGCACAGACCAGTATTGCTATTATGCCTGCCCTGTAAGTTATGGTGAGCCTACTTTTTCTGTAGGTGGCCAGGTTGGTGGTTTTACTCGGCTAACTGAAACACAAATGATTGGAGAACTGTCGTATAATATATATAGATCAAACCAAGCACAACTTAATAGTGTTACGGTTAATATTAAGTAAAGGAGAAATATAAGATGCCAATTAAATTTATTGATTCACTTGAGCCTAATGGCCATTTTGCCTTAGTAAAGTCAGAATCTGTTGGCTATTCGACCACGTACATAAACGAGACTGGTACTTTAGCACAAATTACTAATACAAAAGATGCCCTAGATGTTTTGTATAGCCGTGTAATGGCCGAACCAGTTTTAAAGTATTTTCAAACTGATGATGATGAAAGCGAGCCAGGTTTACAAACGATGGCGGTCGAATTTGGCGCAAGTATGGGCTTACCTGTATATGTGCAGACACCCTCTTTAGGAAACTGGACTTTTACAGTCTATAGAAGACTTCATGGTAGTGGAGACGAATATAAGTTCTATAAAGTATTTTCATTACCTAAAGGTACCACATACATTCCATTAGGTACTTGCACAGAATACGCAGACTATGACTATAAGTTAGAAATAGTAGATGGGGCCGGTAAAACCGCATATACTCCTTGGTTTGAAGTAGGAAGTACAACTGTTAAGAAGGCTAGTTTGGAATATAGAATCTATTGTAGTAGCTTATCTTATACACTTAGTCCTACGAATAGTCAGTTAGAGGAAATTTATACTCTCTCTAATTTTAACTTAACAAATGTAGCTATTAGCTATAAAGCAGGTATGTCTGGCTATGGAAAGCTATTCTATAAGCTTTATGCACCTGGTGCCACTCTTCCATCAGCTCTAAGTTTAGATGATTTAAGGAACTGCGACAGTATTACATTAAATAATGATGAACTGATAAACGTAAATAAACTAGTTCGTACTGAAGTTACTTTTAATATACCAGAAGATACCAATGCGGGTACTAGTACTTTGGTTTCTTGTTTTGTTGTTTCTAGTAGCGCAGAAACCTTTGCAGAAGGCGAAACTTTTATATCTGCGTTGCAAACTATGTCATTAGATAGACTAGCTGCTAATGCTACTTCAGTTTCCGCTTTAACTTCTTTTGCAGCAGATGTTTCAACTTCAGATTCTTCTGGTCTTGACCTGTTGCTTAAAACAACTTTGGCTAACCTAAAATATACTGATACTGTAAAACTAACTGGTAAAATATATTATGAATGTTCTGCAAACGCAGATTGCTACTATTCGTGGAGCTCTAATAAAATAAATAATGTAATGGAGAACCCGGATGACATTGCACTGAAGTGTATGACAAATAAAACTTGGGAGAAAATTTGTACCCCAAATAGAGGTTCTGTTCGTTGGAATATTGCTAGAATAAACTTTCCAGAGGATATAGCTGAAACACAAACACTACTTAATTGTTACTTAAGTGTAGAAGCAACTTCTGTATCTACATTGCCTACAGACATAGTCCCAGCACCTACGTTTTTTAATTATTTAACTACATTTAGGTTAAATAAACAAGAAGGTATTAGTGGCTATATTACTGAAAACTTAGTATTTAACTTTAATACACTTGATTCAAACTCAAATTACAATGCGACAGACTCAAATATAACAGGAACCACTATCGCGGCACAAACGTGTTATATAAATGGAGCTGCTAATAATATTGGCTTAAAGTTATATGGTACAACTCAAGGAGCTAGTGGTATAGTAGAAGGTACCGAGGGCAGTGATACTGCACCACGTTTACGTTTGACTCGAGGAAGTTACGCAATGCTATATAAACGAGGCAGCGGAACTGTACCTCAACCTTTTTCTCCGTGGTCTATCTTAGCCTCAGCAAATACTACTCAGAAAAGATTTACCTTAGAAGCTTACTTAAAAGTATCTGATTTAGGAGATACCGCTAATAGAGCTCTGACTTTAATTAATGATAAGAGCAGAACGTCTTCTGATGGTATTAGTATTAGTGCTAATGACATATATGCAAACCTTCAGGGTTATCCTAATAAGGCATACCTCCGCCCAGATGTTTGGCAGCATGTTGTGGTTGTTGTGGATTCACAAGAGGCCACCGCAAATGCAAAAGAACTAAATCCTTATCCTACTTTGCGTATTTATATAGATGGCGTGTTATCTAAAATTTCACGTTTTGATGCTAATGCAAGTTCTTTACTTTCTAATATAAGTTCAATGCCACCCCTTGTATTGAACGGTGCTGTCAATACAACACAAACAGTAGACTACAATTCTTCTAACACTTCAATTGATAGCTTACCAATTTCTGGAGACGGTGACTGTGAATTTAAAGTTATTCGTATCTATGATACTGCTTTAAGCGCTAGTGAAGTATTCCAAAACTTCTTAGATACCAGAGAAGGTAAGGAAGTTATTGACGCTGTTACTGAACGTAATGGAGACGGTTTAACTAAAATATATTTTGTTGCTAACAACACTCTTCCCTCTCAGGATGCTTTAAACTATGTAACAAACAGCGACCAGTATGAAGAAAGTCTTGTTGATAGAGCAAAACAAGATTTAGCTCGTTGGGCTGACTATAATGCTCCAAAAAAAGCTACAAAAAAATTAAATCCAACTACTTTCGAAAAACTTAATCAGTTAACTGTCAAAGATACAATAGAAAATGAAAACGGTCAAGTAGTACACGGCTCTAAGACTTCATTAGTAAACTGTTCAGTATTTGTGAAAAAAGATGGAGTGGTAACTTTATATCACGATGATGTAGATGTGTATTTGCAGGGAACTTCTTCTCTAGCATATCCAGTTAAAAACTATCAGATTAAAATTAATCAACTAATCTTAGACCCAAATACTCAAAATTACTCTAGAAGTAAATTGGCAGACTTACCTCCGCTACAAGACGCGTCAACTGGATGGTATACTCCTAGTTCCGTATATACTCTAAAGTGTGACTTTATGGAGCATTCTCATAGAAATAATACTCCTACGGCTTGTTACTATCAAGATACCGTTCTTGATGGTGTTATTAAAGCTCTTCACGGCAGTCAGTCTAATTGTTTAGATTATTATAGCCCTGCACGTAGTATAGTAGCACAGGTAACTGTTGGAGACGATTTGAAAGATATTAAGCCTTACCGAGATGCTATTGATGGTTTCCCTTGTGTAGTTTACTTTACTGATGAGTTTAGAGATCCTTCAAACGAATCTGACGATTCTGCTTATACTTACGCTGGAACCTATATGTTTAACGTAGATAAGGTTGGAGATCAGCTAGGATTTGATTTGTCCGCAGAAGAAATTAACGCAGAGAAATCCGGTTTTACTGCTGCAGATAAAGCCTTAGCGTCTACAGAAGGAGAAATTGCTTGTGTTTCTTATGAAGGTGCTGCTAATGACGACGAGTCCGCTGCTGCCTTTTTACCTTTCCGAATCAAGTTCGCTTCACAAATATCAGAATTTATTTCTGCTTTAAAAGAGGGTACCTTAAAGCTTTCTGATCATTTTAGAGTCTCAGCTGAGAAAGTTACTTTTGTATATACTTCTGGTGGCAAAGAAAAAACAGAAGACATATTACATAATGGCTTTAATCCCGAAAGCTATAGAGCACAAGATGGTAAGCTTTTCTATAATGATGCTGAGATCGACGATGAAGATATAATAAAACAGCTTGAAAACGGTGAGCTAATTTTATTATTCTATAATATAGCAGATAAGACTTGGGAAGATCCTAAAAGTATTTATACTTATATTGAAGAAACCTTGGAACCAAGAGAAACTACTTATGAAGACGAAGAAGTTTCAAATATTTATGGCCCTATGATTAGTGCTATAGATTGGTTATATGCTAATAAAGATAATGAAGATACTTTTAGAGCTGATTTTAGCAAGCACTTCAGCTATGAGTATTGCATGGCATATTATTTGCAAATGCTTTTATTTGCACAGGTCGACAATGCAGGTAAAAATGCTATGTTTGACATCTGGGGAAATAATTTAAATCCTAGTGCAAACAGTAAATTTGGTAAACTTTATCCACGTCCTTATGATATGGATACTCAGATGGGTCTTAATAACTCCGGTGCAGATGTTATTGAAGCTTTTGCGGAACTAAACCCAAAACTATCCCCTGTAAGCTGTACTGGTACTAAGATTGGCTTGAATTCACAAAGTTATATCAATAACTGGCTAGCAGTAACAGGCAATAATAGTCATGACCGTTATAAGACTTATAATACTTCTGAATCTAATCTTTGGAAAACTTTTGGTTTATATTTCAAAGAAGAAATTGCTCAAGTATATGAATACCTACGTAACACGGGAATCTATTCTGTAGATCAAATTTGTCAAGCTATTAATGCAAAGACTTGTGATAAAATTGGAGAGTCTTATTATAATTTTGACGTTTCTTCAAAGTATTTAAGCTATAAGGCAACTAATGAAGAGGTCGCTAAGGATAAGGCTGAAGGAGACTTATCTCAAGAAGAGCTTGATAAGATTGAGAATAAAGATGCTGTAGTTTACTATGAAAAGTATCTATTCTGTACAAGCGGCAGCCGTAAAAACAGATACCGTACTTTCTTAGACCAACGAATCGCTTTCTTAGACTCCTTCTTTGGTTATAAAACTAATCAAAATAACTTAGAGCTACGTGTTGGTTACGTTAAAGAAGATGAAGATTTGTGGCAAGAAATTAATGGAACCAAATTTGTAGGTCTTGGCATTCAAGTATCAAAGCCTCAATATGTTCGTTTTCAAGTTGGTTCCACCGAAGCACTGTATACTGCATTAGTTTTGCCAGATGAAACCCATGATTTCGGAAATGAGAAAGATATACCTGGAGCATTATTCTGGATTCCAGTTACTTCAGATGCTGGAGACAAGGAAGTAATTATTACAGGCGCAGATTGTATTACAACTTTCCATCATCTACAGAATCTAGTACCGACCAAGTGTTTATTAACTTCATGTCATAATCTAACTAATTTGGATTTAAGCAACTGTACTAGATTACATACACTACAGTTAAGTTCAACTGCTAAGAAGCTTCAAAAAATTGATGTAACTAATACTTCTGCACTATCTTCTGTACAAGGTACTGCACTAAATTTAAGTGGCTGTGAGAATTTAGTTGAACTTATTGCAACCAATTCTAATGTTGATGCTATAGAATTGCCTAGTCAATCTAGCTTAAAGCATTTAGCTCTTACAAATGCTAAAAAGCTTACATCCTTAACAATATCTAATAATAGCTTATTGACTAATAAGGAGTTAGATTTGTCAGGTTGTAGTGCATTAGCTAGCTTTAGTTTAATTAATTGCTCTGGAATTAAAATAAGTGACGCAACTGGTTTTACTCTAGAAAATCTATTAGCTCTAACAAATCTTGAATACTTAAGATTAGAAGATTGTAACCAAATTACAGTGTTAGATTTGACCAATGCAAATAATTTGGCAACCTTGATATTAAAGCTACCTGAATTAACTAGTCTAAATTTAGCGGGCCTCTCTTCCACAATCTTTAAGTATGAAGTTGGCACGACTGAATTAGGTTTAAATTTAACTAACTTACCTAAATTAGCTACGCTTAACTTAAAGGATGCTGGATTGCCTAATGATGGTACTGAATCTATTTTTGGTGCAGTAGTTTTACCAGTTGATCAACTAAGAACATTGATTCTACAGGCAAGTCTTTTAAATTCTATCTGTGCCAGCGGTAATACACCTAGTTTTGGGGTATATAACTTTGATAAGTTACAGCTAACAAATTTAAATATTACAAATAATGCGGTAGTAAAGCAAATTCAAAATTTGGGTTACGCGGTAACTACAACATCTTTCTTTAATTCTTGTAGAAACTTGACTGAGATTACCCGCACAGATGATAGTTATATATTAACAGTAAAATCAGGTAAGGCCGCATCTTTGTTTCAAGGTTGTGTCAACTTAGAAACATTCCCTACAGATTGGCTAGTTTTTGAAGCTAATATTGGTAGTGCTGACAACATGTTTTACAATTGTCCTAACATTAGTAGTGATTGCTTACAAAAGACTGCTCAAAAGCTTTGTCAAAAGGGTGTAACTAGCTTTTCGACTTTTGCTTATAACTGTGATAAGTTAACCGAGATTCCAGACAAATTCTTCACCGGTGATACTTCTTCTAATATAACTTCGGTAACTAATGTATCTGACTGCTTTATAGATTGTAATTCTCTAAAAACAGTTGGCAACGCTTTTAGCAAATTTGTAAATTTGGAAAATATTAGTGGTTTGTTTAGGTATTGTAGAACACTTACCTCAGTTTCGAAGGATATCTTTGCAAACAACCCGAATATTAGCACCGTTGAATTAGCTTTTTATAATTGTGAAGAGTTGGGTACTAATGGCGGCTTACTAAGTTCTAGTGCTGAAAATTCTAAAGTATTCCATGAAAACTGTGCTAATAAGATTACTAATATTGAAGGCTTGTTCTACGGCTGCAAAAATATTAATCCTAAGGATAATCTAGCTGCATTTTTCCAAAACTTGCCTAGTATTTCAAATGCCAAACTTGCTTTTTATGGTTGTGCAAAATTAAACACTTTACCGAGCAAGATATTAGCTTATAATAGGTCGCTTACTAACATTGATGGTTTATTTGCTAATAGTTTTACTTCAGACAATTCAAATTTCGAAATAACAACAGATTTTAACCTATTTGACTTGGCGAATCCTCCTACAGGACTGATGTCTGCAAGAGGTGTTTTTGCTGAATGTACCAAGATACATGGTAAGGTAGGTAGTAAGTTCTTTGTACCATTTGCAAACGCTACTAATTTAGGCAGCGGTGATGTTGCGTTTACAAAGCCACATTCTGTTAATGCAACCACTGTTCAAGGATTCTTTACTAATACTGATATTGAGGCAATTCATGAAGACTGCCTACGTAAAGCTATTAATGTGACTTCTTGTGATAAATTCTTATGCAAGATCTCTGGTGGAAAAGTTATAGCTAATGAAACATTTGCAGGCTTTTTTAATGATTCAAACGAAGCTGACTATTCCGATGTAGTTCCAGCAAATTTCTTCTTAAAGGATGGTTCTACTGAGACACTACCATTAACAAAGCTCTCTTATATGTTTGCGGGCTGCTCTTGTTTGGCAGAAATAGACGGAGATTGTGTCTTACCAAGCAGCATACAAGACACACAAGGAATGTTTTATAATTGTTCACATCTAACTAATATTCCACAAGCATTCTTAAAAAATAAAGCTAACTTACAGAACGTTTCTTATATGTTTGCGGGCTGTACTGCGCTCTGCTCCGTTGATTTAGCTAGTGAAGAAAGCATCTTTAAAGACTGTACTCAATTAGCTAACTGTAAAGGCATGTTTATGAAGTCTGGTTTAATTAACATGGGAAATCAGTATGAGGCAGGAACTGCAGTAATTAACTCCAGCTTATTCGAAGATTGTAGGTTATCTTTGAAAAATACTTCCTACATGTTTGCAGATTGTACCAATTTAGGGGGTGCTATTGGAACAGGTTATGCTCAAATCAACAGAGAAGAGCCCCTGAAAGCTCGTTATGCAGCCTATAAGCAAACAGTAGCTCAAGGGCTAATAACCAGTCTTAACGCAACCCTTGACAAAACTCGGGAAGATGCTCTTAAAAACCCAGATAGTATTCCGTTAGATAACGAGAGCAATTTTGCCAACCACATGCAACAGGCTCAGCAGATTGACATAGAATCAGCTTTAGAGAATAATGGTTTCAGTTTCAGCTCACTTGCTGAGATGCTTAATACTGGTATTTTATCTGGAAGGATATCAAGTTATACGTTTAAGTTAAACTCTGATCCAGAATCAGAGAACGTAACTTATGAGTATCTAGCGTATACAGTACCTCAGTATACTGAAGGAGCCTGGAAGACGCTTTTTGATAACAATGCTTTACATCGCTTTGATGTCTACCGCACGAAACCAGAAAGCAAAGTTGTGGAAATTAAAAAATATGGTTTATTAGCGAATTGTCCAAATTTAGCTGAAGTAGAGGGCATGTTCTTAAACTGTGATCATTTAATTGGTCCAATACCTGCTGATATGTTCTATGGAGAAACAAATTCTAATATTAGTTCGCTTGCCTATTTGTTCTGTGGTTGTACCAGATTAGCTACCGTTCCTTCTGAAAGTTCTTCTCGTCAATTCTCAGAAAGCTGTACAGTTCAATTAGCTAATGAAGATACTCGTTATACAGACCATAGTATAGCAGGTAATTATCAAGAAGTTTATCCACACTTGATTTATGATGATGAGAATATTCTACTGTTACAAGACAATGTGACAGACCAAGCATTTAGCGATACAAAAGCTGAGTACTTTGTACCTAAGGATTGGTTGGCGAAATTAAGAAATGTAACAAATATTAGTCATATATTTAGTCAAGTTGGTAGTTTTGATATATTGACTCATGCAGTTAAAGCAGAAGGTGACTTTTTAAATTACGCTTCATATGGAGAGAAGCTTGAAGGTGTTCCATTGATGCTAAAAATTCCAAACGAATTGTTCAGTATTAACTCTAATAATTTTAGAATAATTAATGCTGCTTACGCCTTCTTTGGAAATGCTTCTATTGGAAATTCTGCTTTATCAGCTGATTTCCTTGGAAAGAGTGTTCCTTATTACCTACAAGATATCCAATATATCTTTGCGCTTTCTAATCTTCCACAGGTAAAAGCAGACGGAACGTGTTTCTTAGCTCATAAGAACACTAACACAACCCTAAAAACAGTAACTTATGCCTTTGCTTATGCAAACAAAGTCCCATATGGGTGCGGAAAAACCACAACCGCTGGTAATGAATTCATTAATAACGCTAGCTATAAACACTTATCACCTTATGACAGGAATTATAGTGGAATTCAAGGTGACGCTGTTGACTTTACAACCGGTTTTAATATTGCTAATAAACAAGGTGCTTTTGTAGGTCAACAATATGTTAACCCTTATAAAAATACTGAAGCTAAATATACTATTTATAAAACAGTGCTTTATCCTGGAGAAGCTAGCATAACGCATGCGCGCATGGGTAAAACTGCAGCAGACACGGCCGCAACTAATGCATTTAACTTAGGTGCTACTATTTAAAAAAATAACTAAAAAATAGGTATCATTTTGGTACCTATTTTTATATTAAGATTTATTTGCTAAATTAATTGATAATTTAAGATTACTTAGGAGAAAAGACATGCCAAGAATGCAAAACCAATTTTTTACTAAACCTTCTCAAAGTTTTGTCATAACTCCTACTACTACAGAGCTAAAATTAAAAATACTCGCTGAAAAGTTGAGGCAGCAAATTCAAGTAGATAAGAGCCAAGCTTTTGAGGAAGATTATATTGTAACACAAGCTATTGGATCTTTTAAGGTTGGTGATTCGGTAAAAGGTTTAAGCTATGAGCAACTTTTTATAAAGCTCCTTGGGCTACAGCTTAATGGTACTGATATTCCTGAGCCAGAGAAACCAGAACAGCCTGATGATCCAAATGAGCCACCTGTACTTCCAGAAAATCCAACAGCTGACCAGGTTATTGAGTATATTGTAGCAAAACAGACTCCTATACATCAAGTTAATGCTTTTGGTGAACTGGAAGAAATTCCATATGTCCTAAAAACTTTTGATGAAAATACTTATGCTATGGCACCTCAGGAGCTTGAAACTGTTTTCTATAAAGTAATGGATGCTTCTGGTGATATAACAGAGGCGGGGTATCAGCACATGACAGAGCTCAAGGAAATGTATTATATGGTAGCGTTACCTGATTATATGATAATAGGCCAAAATACCAAAATACAAACTTGGGATGATTTAAGCCAGTGCTGGGTAGAGGTACAAGTTCCGCTTACTAAGTTGCCGGAAAATATTAAGGAAGCTTTTGAATCAGCAGGACTTCAAGCCCCAGAAGTACCGTTAGGGTATACCTTGTGGGCAGACTTATCTAATATCGATGCAGGCATGACCTATAGATTTACATTAATATAAAGGAGATAACAGAAAATGGCTTTAATTGAAGTATCTAATCAATATCGATTTTCAGGACGTGGACCTTTTGATGCTAAAGCTTTGGTTAAAACGTTTGCGGATCTTTTAAAAACAGAGACTTGGGATGCTGTAAATGCAAGTGGTAATAAAGTTTCTTCTGCTTATAACGGAATGATTGTTGCTGTTTGGGCAAATACAGTGGATAGTTCTAAGAATGGAGTATATTTCTTACATGATCCACAAGTGACCTCTCCTTTAAAAAGTCCAGATGTTACTGTGGAGGCTAACTGGCATAAGGTTGCAGAGGTATCAGAATTAAAAGAATTTGTTGCTAAATTATCTGTAATTGAAACAGAATTGCTCGCATTAGAAGCTAGGGTCACAGCAATAGAGGAAGACTCAGATGTTATTACTTATGGCTACAAATCAGGTTTTCCAAAAACAGGGGAAGCGAATAAATTGTATGTAGCGGCAGATGAAGGAAAATCCTACATTTGGTTTAACAATGATTATATGCCAGTAGGTGGAGATTCAGAGCCGGCCATAATTTATGGCGGGTCTGCAAAATAAGATATAATTTCTATATTATATAAAAATTAATTTACAGAGAGGTAAAAGATGGAAGAAAAGACACTACAAACTATTATTGTCTTAAGAAATGACAAATCTACTGAGTGGGCAACTTCTGAAGTTATCTTAGAAGAGGGCGAACTTGGCGTTTCTTACTTGGACAATGGAAATGTTATGGTTAAAGCCGGTGACGGTGTCAATAAGTTTAAAGATCTGAAGCAAGTAGAGTCTGTTTTAGAATCCGACATGATGTTGACATACAGTTTCGGTAAGCATGTTGTTCCAACAGGCGGTTCTTTAAATGCTGGTGGTACTAATATGACCATGTCTCAATGGATTGCTGATGCATTGAAGAAGACTGTGGAACCCACAATTAAACGCTACCCAAATGCTGGCTTAAGTGCAAGCTGCAATAATTCTGGGGCGTCACTAGAAGTTGGTTCTTATATTACTACTGTTTCCTATTCTGGAACGCTTAGCGAAGATGGAGATTATGAAACTAATGGCAAAGAAACTGCGTCTGGTATTAAGTCTAGTGACCTATCATGGGAAGTAACTCTTGGAGATGACGCTACTACAAAAAAGACTTCAGCTTCTGGTACTTATGCAACAAATATTCAAATAAATAGTACTACTGCAAATACTGTTTATGCTACTGTTAAGGGTAAAGCAACATTGAGTCTTGCTAATGTAGTTACTCCTACCAATAACTTAGGTGAAGCTAATGCAGATGTAAAAATTAAAGGATTCGATGCAGCTGGAACTACGGTAAAAGACTTAACTGCAAGCGTTAAAGCAAGTGGTTATAGAAATACATGGTATTATGTGGGTACTGATCATACTTTCGAGCTCAATTCTGCAAACATCAGATCTAAAGCCACGGCTAAAAATGCTTCTACAACCTCATTTGGCACGATAACTATTCCTGCCGGAACTAAGAGAGTTGTTTTTGCAGTTCTTGGTGATAAAACTCTTAATTCCGTGATTGATGTTGATGGTCAAGGACTTGATGTTAAAGCAAACTTTACTAAAGAAACTGTTGCTATCGAAGGCGCAAATGGATTTACAGCCGCAAATTATTCAGTATTCCATTTTGAAAATGAAAATGGTATTGCTGCTACTAAGTATACTGTAACAATTGGTTAATATAAGGAGGACGAATAAATTATGGCAATGACTTATCAGAATTTCGCCTCTTTAGGCGTTAACTTAAATAGACAGAAATATGGTCCTCTGGATATTTCTAATGTATTTACTTCTGCTGCAGACTTGCAGTATTATTTAACAAAGGGTACTTATACAGAGGGTGTATCCGAATATTGGTATAAAAATGCCAATGAGAAGATTGTTCCTTATCCTTATGAAGGTCAAGTTCTGGCAACTGTTATTGATGGTGTTGTAAATGTTTATACTCTTGCACTAGATGCAGAAGGTAACTTTGTAACTCAGGAAATTGCAGGAAAAATTGAAGTTGATGGTACAACTATTACTAAAGATGCAGAAGGAAAGCTTTCTATTGTTGCTCCTGTAAGTCCAGACAGTACCAAAACTTATAACTTTGCTTATGCAAATGGTGTCTATTCTTGGGTAGAGGTTGATACCGCTACTGCCGCTGGTCAAGCTCAAGCTATCACAGGCCTTCAGGAGCGTACAGCAGCTCTTGAAACTTCTATCAATGGTAAGGCTGCCGTTGGCTCTGAAGGGGACGAAGGATATCAGCCTGCCGTTGTAGGTTTAGCAGACAAAGTTGCTCAGAATACTGGTACAATTGTGGCTGAAGCACAAGCTAGAGAAGACGGAGATAAGAATCTTTCTGATCGTATTGGTACTGCAGAAGATGGTAGTGATAAGGCTACTGTATATGGTGCTATTGCTAAAGCTTTAGCAGAAGCTAAACAGTATGCAGATGACAATGATGCTGATACTGCTTATGATGATACTGAGCTCTCTGGACGCATAGCGGCGGTTGAAACTGCAATTAATGATGAGACATCTGATTTAAATAAAGCTATTGCTGCTAATACTACTGCTATTGCTACAGAAAAAACACGTGCAGAAGCGGCTGAAGCTCAAGTACTTACTGATGCAAAAGCTTATACAGATGAAGAGCTTACTGGCTTAGAAGTTGTTATAGAACAGAGAGAATCTGTTGACTTCATTGTATTAAAGAATAAAGCTGGTACAGAGATTGCTTCAGTAGATGCATCTAAATTTGTACAGGATAGTTTCCTTGATGATGTAGCTTATGATGCTGAGTCTGGTAAGATTACCTTTACTTGGGTAATGGGAGATGGTTCTACTAAGACTGATGAAGTTGCTGTTGCAGATTTTGTTCAAACTTATACAGCAGGTAGCGGACTAACTCTTACAGGCAATGAGTTTTCTGTTGACACTTCAATTATTGCAACAGTTGAGGCTTTAAATGGCGTTAAAGCTACTGCAGAAGCTGCACAGACCGCTGAGCAGGTAGAAACAGCTATCTCTAATGCTATTGAGGCAGAAAATCTAGCTCAGTACGCAAAAGCTAATGAGGTAGTAGCTAATACTACTTTTGATGAATTCAAGACTTCCAATACAGAGGCTATTGCAGATGCAAAGAAAGCTGGTACTGATGCGGCTGCCGCGCTCACTTCACATATTGAGGAAGCTAATACTGCTATTGCTGATGCTAAAAAGGCTGGTACAGATGCTGCAGCAGCCCTTGATAGCTATAAAACTGAAGTAACAACTGCATTAGAGACTAAAGTTGAAAATGCAACTATTATTCACGCGGTAGCGGCTGTTGAGGCAGATCCAGAAAATGGTATAGAAGCTGTTGAAGCTATTCCTGAAGGTGTAACTAAGGAAGGTACTACTCTTAAGATTGTTGTAGACGCTCCTACAAGAGCTGAAACAACACAAATGATTGCAGATAAAGTTGCTGCTGTCACCGGTGGTGAATCTGCCGCTGCTGTTAAGCTACTTGTTGAAGCTGAAGTAGATAGATCCAAAGCTAAAGATGATGCTCATGATGCAGCTCTTAATATTCTCCAAGGTGACGCTACCAAAGCTGGTTCAGTGGCAGAGGCTAAAGCTCTTGCTCAAAAAGGTGTTGATGATGCAGCTAAGGTTGCAGCTGATCTTGCAACCGCTAATACTACTAATACAAATGAGTTTAATGCTGTAAAGGATAGTATTTCTACAGTAAGTACAACCTTAACTGAGAAGGTTACTGCACTAGAAAACAAAGATACTACTATTGAAGGCAATATCACAGCGCTTCAAACTACTGTAAGTGGTCATACTACAACAATTACAGAGCATGGCACAGAAATAGCAGCTCTTAAAGATAAAGATCTTGAATTTACTACTCTAATTAAAGCAAATACAGATAAATTTGCAGACTATTCTACCACAGAGCAGATGAATACTGCTATTGGTAATGCTATTGCTGCAATTGATTATAAGGACTACGCAAAGAAAGCTGAGGTAGAAGCTACTTATGCAAAAGCTGCAGATGTTTACACTAAGACGGATGCAGATGCTACCTTCATGACACAAGATAAAGTAGATTCTAGAATCAATACTTTAATTGTTGCAGCTGATCCTGAGGGAGGCAAAACAATCTCTGATATCCAGAACCTCGTTAAATATGTTGACGAAAATGCTGGTGAGATTACAGAGCTTATTACTGCAACAGATGCAAACACTGCTAAGTTGACAGGAATTGAGGGCACAGTAAAAGCTTATGTAGATACTGCAGTAGCTTCCGCAACTCCGAAGATTTCTGAAGAATTTGAGCTAGCAGCAGATGGTACTATGAGTATCAAATCTATCGATATTAGTAAGATCACTCAGAGTACAGGTACTGTAGTAATTCTAAATGGCGGAAATGCTAAACAATAAATAATACTTACCAAGATATGGCCTATTAAATAGACCATATCTCAAATATAAAAATTTTATATAATTAGGAGATTTGAAAAATATGTCAGATTTTTTAATTAATGCAGATCTAGTTCTTAATACTAAAATTTTGCTTCGCAGAGCTGAATTTGATGATGCATGTATTTTAGATGCTGGAGAACCTGGTTATCACACTGGAACAAAAGTATTTAAAATCGGTGATGGTACTACAGCTTGGAAAGACCTTCCTTTTGCTAATAAAGGACAGGTTGAACTTATATTAGCAAATTATTATACTAAGGGCAAAGTTGATGAGTTACTTGGGGCTGCAGAAGAAGCCTTTGATGGTAAGCTTGAAGGTTATAAAACTCTTCAGGAGGTAATTGCAGCTGTACAGACAGAGACTAATGTATTTGTTGATACCGTAGCTCAAGATGCAAACGGTGTAGTTACCATCACAACTAAGTCAGTTGATTTCTCTGCAGCTGATGATAGATTTAAAAAGCTTCAGACTGCGGTTGAAGCTGTTGCAACTGCAAAGAATGTCTTTATTGAAAAAATTGCTCAGGACGCTCAGGGTGTAATTACAATTAGTACTAAGGCTGTTGATTTCAGTGATTACAGAACGGCTGCTGATCAGGACCTTATTGATGCAACATTCAAGACTAAACAGACTGCTGTTAATAAGACCGGTAGCACAAGTAAAACTATCACTGCGGTTACTCAGAATGAAAATGGCGAAATTGATATTACCTTCGGTGATATTGCATTTCCTGCTCAAACTGATTATACAGTAACTTGTACTGATGAAGAAGTTGAAGCTACTGAATCCGCAGGTGCTTATAAACGTCATACACTTACACAGAATGGTCAGACTGTTTGTACTATTGATATTCCTAGAGACCTTGTTATTAAGAGTGGTTCCGTTGACAAAGAGACTAATGAGCTCGTTCTTGTACTTGTTAATGATGAGGAAATTAGAGTAGATGTATCTCATCTTATCGAGTATGTAACAGGTGCTACAGCTGCTGATGGTGTTATTACTATTAACATTAGTGATGATTTTGTAGCTACTGCTACTATCAATGATGGCACTATTACTTCCGCTAAGTTTGCTGCTGAAGTAGATGAGTATGTAGATGGTCGTATCGAGGACAAAGCTAAGCTTAAACAGACTGCTTATTCTGCAACTGGCGATACTAAGAAAACTATTACTTCAGTAACTCAGAATGAGAATGGTGAGATTACTGTTGCTTATAGTGATATTGATTTCTCGCATAACCATGATACACAGTATAAAGTGCTTCAGACAGCTATCGATGTAGTAGAGACTGAGGCTAATGAGTTTATTGACACTGTTGCTCAAGATGCTCAGGGCGTAGTTACTATTACTACTAAAAAGGTTGATTTCTCTGCAGCTATTCAAGAAGCTAAGGACTATGCAGACAGCTTAGACCATGAGGATACCACTTATGTAGTAGCTCCAACAGCAAATGCTCTTGAATTTACTGTTACTCCAGAGGGTAAAGGTGAGGCTCAGACTGTAACACTTGTTGCACCTATAGTAGACACTGGTGTTATGAGCGTGACTGCTGGGGCTTCAAATAATGATATTACTGTTAATACAACAGATGGAGCAGTAACTGTCGCACATAAAGATTACCAAACAGGCACTGTAAAAGATGCTATACATGATTCTGCAACAGATCCTTCTTTCGTTACAGGCATTACTATTGAGAACGGCCATGTAACTGGTGCAACTGTTCAGAATCTTAAAGAAGTTCTTAAAGGTATGACAATTGTGCTTGATGGCGGTACACTTAAAATTGGCTAATTAAATATAAAAAATAAAGACTAACTCAGGGAGTTAGTCTTTATTTTTTTGCTAAATTAATTAGATTCAGCTCCTGAAACTGATGTGAGCTACTAACCGTTAATTTGTTGTATACTTGAAAGCGATAGTATAGAATTAGCAATTTTAAAATTGTGTAATTAAAAACATTAATGGGAAGTATTGTAGCTAGTTGTCAGATTAAAGCTGATAACTAGTTTTTTATGTAAATAAAGGATTAATATAATGAAAAAAGAGTCTCCTAAAATAGAAACTTCCCAAAATTGGGAAAAAGCAAAAAATTTTATACCAAAGAAAAACCAAATAATTATCTATGAAGGTATTAAACAAGATGATCAGTATATAAAACCTCCTAGGATAAAAATCGGTGACGGCATTAATACTGTATCTAATTTGCCTTTTGAACCAAGTATTTCTGTGGAATACTTGGATGGAGAAGGTGTGCTAATAATAGATTGATAAAGAAAGGAGTTAATACTATGAGTGAAGATAAATATTTTGTAGACGCCGATGAGATTAGTAGTGTTAATAGTGTGCCATTAATCTCAAAAATTAAGATCGGCACTAAAAATTTTGATATTACCTCTCCAAAAGACTGGTCTGAAAACAGACCTGCCCACAGAGCCTATATACACGGCCGCACACACTATGAAGATTTGAGAAGGTACACGGAAGAAGACCTTAAGCTTTTAGAAACCTGTCAGCATTATTTTAATAATATAAATGAGACTGACTTTTGGCATCCTACTGTAGAGTGGTTTGACCCGACATTAGGGAAGAAATATAAATTTTCTTTTAGATATAATAATGAAGACGAGGCGAATGCAACAAGCTTTGATTGGGAGCTGAGCAATAGCTTGTATACTTTCGAGCATTCTGGGACCACTATAGAACTTAAATTTGATTCAAGCTCTGGTACATTTCAAATACAAGGTGAAAAAATTTCTATAGAGAATACATTAACTATTAAACCGATTATTTTTGATATAAAGGCTGATACAGAAACCCAAGAAGCAACCAGTTATAACATAGTAAAAAAACTGGACACAAAATTTATCTCTTTGGACCACAAAACAATCATCCAAAACAGTCGAGGTCAACTACAAACAGATGCTCTTTTTGAAGAAGACTTTAGAGTTTCACAGGATTTTGGAAAATACAAAGCAAAAGATACAATAGCTGCAGAAGGAAAAACTTTAACTCAGATCTTTAAAGAAGCTTTTTGTGAAGATTTACAACCAAGTAAAGTTACTCTACCTAGAATAGTATCTTATAGCATATATGATGAGCTAGAATCTGAGACAGGTCCACTAATTTACGAGATTGGTACAACTAATAAGACATTGAACTGGAAACTAATTTACAACCCCGGTAAATATTCTTATGGTACCAAAAATGGATACGATTCAAATGTCTATATGGACAGTCTTGACTTTACATATGACTCAAAAAATGAGAACTGTGCCCTGAGTCCACTGGATATGCCCGAATTAGAGAGAAAACCAAATGTTGGAGATCAACACTTCTTTGGTACTTTTAATTTAACAGTTAACAAAGTAGGTTCAGGTCAATCTAAGGTAAAAGTAAAATTTAGATATGATCCGGATGATTATTCTGTTACTAGTTTAGGAGAACAAGCAGTCCCAGAGGTTATTTTTGAGTTAAATGAAGGTGACCTTATTGTAGCTCCCAGAGAGATTGTAGGAGCTTATCGTTGGTTCTGGGGCTATAGAAATGCTGGAGATGATGAAATAACAGATTTCAGTAAAATTGATAGGACAGCTTTTCAGTCATCTAGTTTGATAGGCTTTCCAGAAGAATTTACTACCAGTAAAGCAAAGCAATGGTTTTTTGCTGTACCCAAGACTGAGACGGGGGAAGCTTTTGGGACGGTTTTAGGGTTAAAAAATAAATATTCAGATGCTGATGTAAGCCCAATTATTAATGAAATGAATATCACACTTACTGATGCAGCTGGTGAGGAGCATGGCTATTTATTATTCTATATAAATAATAATGAAGCAGATCTTGGTACAAATACTTATAAAATTATCTATGAAGATGGAGGTGTTATGAATGGATGATTCTACTTTAACTTTTGATGCTCTTAAACAAGTTGTAGATTCAGCTACTAACGCTGGAAAAGTTTTAGACCTAGGTGTCCCGATTCATAGAACTAATGCGACCCCACTAGATCTTTCCTCCATAATTTTGCTTGAGGGCTATTATCAAGATGAAGCTTCTTTTCGTACTGAGGCTAGAAAGGCTATTGAAGAAGATGCTATTGAAAATGGAAAACATAAGACCTGGTACCCTGGGCAACAGCTTAATGTTATAGGAAGAATTGGTGATGAATCTAGTTCTACTGGACACGTATTAAGTTTTATCTTACAGCCTAAAGATTACTTACATACAGATTTTAGTATTGCCAATGATGAAACTTCAACTACAGTTAACGAAACAAATCACGAAACAATTGCACAAGAGCTTGTATATAAGCCTTATATAGACAGTCTCAAAGCAGACTTAGGCAGCTTTGAGACCAACTTACAAAAGCTACGTAGCGAGATCGGTGAATTAACCTCTATAATGAATTTCATAGGAATTTTTGAAGAAATTCCTAATAGTAATACTCATCCTAACTACCAACCAAAGCCTGGAGATATAATTATAGTCCAGAAGTCTGATGAAACAGAAAAAGACGGCTCTACAACTCAGCCCAATCCTAGCAAAAAAGGTATGGAATATATTTATACGTCAGAGGGGTATTGGGAAGAACTTGGTTTTTGGTCAAATATAGTTGAATTTATTGGCGGCACATCAGGTCTAAAGCTGCCTGAAAAGCTCTTTAATATCGACGTTACAAGTAAATCTCTAATAAGCTTTATTCAATATGCTGATGAATCTCTAGCTGAAAAAATTGGTATACTAAAGCCAATAGAACCTGATGATGTGACGGGTACTTTAGGTAGTAGAGCATTATTTATTCCTATCGAAATATTTGGTAAATACAAACATGGTCTAACTTTACTTGAATATTTACAAGAATCAGACCAAGCTCTTGCAAAATTCATTCGAGGTGAGGATACAAAGAATGAACTTAGCCTACCTAAAGATCTCTTAAACAGTGATGTAAAAGATCCAAGCAATTTACTAGAGTTTATTCAGGCTGCCGATGCACAGTTAGACCGCAAGATTGAAGGAAAGTTTAAAGACTTTTTAGATAATAGCTATGTTACAGTACAAGAAGATACTAACACTAATTATAGTATTTTAAAATTTACGAAGAGAGGGGACAGTACAACTAATGTCAAATTCAACTAACACAAAAATTAAACAGATAGATCTTTTTGATAAACTTTATGATCTTGATGTTCCAAAAGACCTAAATGAAAATAACCCTGAAGCAGTTGGCTATATAAAAGGTCGAACTCACTGGGGAACAAATACTGTTATTAACTCAGGCTGGTCAGTAAATTCAGGTTCACTTGTTGTGTTAGACAACGCATCAGAAAATCGTAAAGACCCTGTATTTATTAGACTCTTTGATAAACAAGAGTCTAAGGAATATTGTTTTTCTTTAGCAAAAAATACTTCAAGAACTTTTGATGTTGATCCTATAAATTATCAACAATTTAAAATATCTCTTAGCTTTAGTCCGGACCTCGGCTATGGACCAGAGGAGGAAGTTTTTGGTACATATAGTTTAACTCTTGAAGTTGCGCCAGAATCGCTAAACGCATGGCCGGAGCTTGTAGATCGTCAGTTTGATGTCGAGGTAATAACTGATGCTGAACGTATCAGCCCACTATTCTTGCCTTATACAAATTTAACACAAAAAGATAATGGTCAAATTGTTATAGCTGATACTTTATCTGTTGGTTATGATACAACCATAACTGGAAAATACAGCGTTGCAAGTGGCTATCAAACAAAAGCAATAGGTGATAATTCTCATGCTTCTGGCCATTCTTCTATTGCTGGTGGAAAATGCTACTACTTTAGTGATATCGATTTTGAAAATAAGAAAATCTATTTATCAAATACTCAAGTATTTGGTCCGAAGACAGAAGTAAGCGGAGTTTGGAAGTTTAAATATGATCATATTAATGATATCGATCCTAAGTATAGTGGCTCATATACAGATCCAGAAACTGGCGAAATGGTTGATTATCAAAATCCCGTTGCACAAAATATTAATTTTTCTTGTAATGGAGTATCTTATAATAAAATAAGTGCAAGTTATTTTAATCCAGCTGGTATTACGGGATTAAGTTATTATCAGGGAGAAAACGAGATAACTGTATACGGTCCCATTCCTTCTATTGACGGACATTGGCATGACGAAGTTTATAAAACTATAGACTTCGGAAAAGAAGCACAGCCTGTTTCAGCGGAGTTTTATTCTTGGTTAACTGATGTTGCAAGACTAGAAGCTTCTGATATTACTATTCCCGAAGAACTAGCAACCGCAATTGTTGGACAGTATCTTTATATTCATAATACTAATGCTTATTATGGAATGGCTAAAGTTGCTGAAGTAGGAAATGGTTATATTACTTATACTGGAAATCCTGGATTTAATTCTATAAATAGCGTTGCAGAAGCAAATATCCACGTTGATGACTGGACAGTAAGAGTTCCTTCGGTTCCTGAATTCGGGGTAGTTGCTTTTGAAGATGAAAGATTCGGCGGCGTACAAACAGCAGAAGGTTATTGGTCTTATGCTACTGGTATTGGTTCTCATGCTGAAGGATCTAGCATTGCCGCAGGCTCTTGGTCACACGCTGAGGGTAACGAAACCGAAGCGGCCTATGGAGCACACTCTGAAGGTTCTAGCACCAAAGCTTTGGGTGTAGGTACTCACGCAGAAGGTTCAGGTTCTATTGCTGGTCCCGACCCAGTAGATGTTGAAAGTGGTGTTGCTGGTCAGAATATGTCGAATGAAACTGCTTACTACACTGGAGCGCACGCAGAAGGTTATTGGACTAAATCCAAAGCAAAAGGTTCTCACGCCGAAGGTATGTCAACAACTGCTAGTGGTCATGGTTCTCACGCTGAAGGACAAAATACAAAAGCATCAGGTATTGGCTCTCATACTGAAGGCTACAAGACAGAGGCTACCGGTAGTTATACACATGCAGAGGGTGTGGAAACTGATGCTACAGCAGAGGCTTCTCATGCAGAAGGTAAAAACACTATATCAAGTGGCACTGCGACCCATGCAGAAGGCGGTTGGACTAAAGCAACTCAACCCTATGCTCACTCCGAAGGCCAAGAGACTCAGGCAAATGGTAAGTCTTCTCACGCAGAAGGCTATAAGACTATAACCAAAGCTAATTATTCGCATGCAGAAGGAGATAATACTACGGCATCTGCTCAAAGTGCACATGCAGAAGGTACAACAACGGTAGCTAGTGGAATTGCCGCGCACGCTGAAGGTAATAAGACTCAGGCAACTGGTGCTTATACTCATACTGAAGGTTCTGAAACTAAAGCTACTATGAATAATGCTCATGCTGAAGGTAATAGAACTCAAGCTATATATTATAATGCTCACGCTGAAGGTCAAGATACTATTGCAAAAGAAAACTCTGCCCATGCGGAAGGTGATACAACTCAGGCGCTAAAACGTGCTGCACACTCTGAGGGTAGAGAAACTATTGCTTATAGTGGTGCTTCTCACGCTGAAGGTTATAGGACTAAAGCTGGCACTGAAGGAAAGGCTGATTACGAAGGCGCTCATGCAGAGGGATATGAAACAACAGCCTATGGTAAGGGTGCTCACGCAGAAGGAGAAGATACTACCTCTTCTGGTATTGCCTCTCATGCTGAAGGTAAAAATACTCTCGCTCATGGCGACTACTCTCATGCAAGTGGTATAAACACTAAAGCATATGGTTCTGAATCTGTTGTATTTGGTAGAAACAACTCTGCTGGCGCAAGAGGTTATTACTTGAATAATGCTTATTGGAATGATAGCACTTTATCCCTCGCTCTTGGAACAACTTATAAGAGCTACTGTCCTATTACAGATGTATCAGGTATTTTGCCCGCTGATTGGAGTTCAACTGGATATGAAGTTAATATTCATATTACTGACCACTATCCTAATTTTGACTTCTATGTTACGGATAGTGATGGATATTTACGCATCAGTAGAGGTTCTGAACAAGTAGAAGAATTCATTAGCATTCTCCTAGAATTAAACGGCGGCCCAGCTGAAAATGCAGGTAATGCTCGCTCTTGGTCTGTTGTTAACACTAGTATGCTCGACTCTGGTGAAGTTTACTTCGGTAATAACTCATTTGTATCTGGTGAAGAGAATAAGGGCTGGGGTAACCACATTCACATTGAAGGTGCTAGAAATATTGCAGGCGGTGAGGCTGCTCACGCAGAAGGTGCAGACAATTCCGCAGAAGGTAATAATTCACATGCAGAAGGTCAAGGTAACCATTCTTTCGGTAATGACTCCCATGCAGAGGGTAGAGACACAAAGTCCATAGGAGAGGCTTCCCATGCGGCTGGTATAGGCACTATCGCCAAGGAAGACGGTCAAACTGTTGTTGGTAAATACAATAGTGATGATGAAAAAGCACTCTTTGTGGTAGGTGCAGGTATATCTGACTCAGTAAGAAGTAATGCATTTACTGCTGGTAAGAATTCAAGTAATGAATATTATATAACCGTTGGTAGTACAACACTTACAGAAAATCAACTCAAGAAGATACTCGCATTTATTGAGCAGTCTGACAGCTTACTTGACTCTGCAACATGGGGCGAATTTTAATAAAGGAGGCAGCATAATATGGCAAAAATGAATGTAACTTTTGATAATGTTGAATATCGTGTAGACGAAGCAGCATTTGAGCCTGCAACTCTCGCATTAGAATCACATCTTGAAACAGAGCTAGAGGGGACTGGGGCTTCAGTTAAATTTAATGGAAATCAATATACAGTTGATTCCGTTAAATTAACTAATGCTACTAATAAGTTTGTTAGTCATCTAATTACAATTTCAGGAAGCGGTCCGAAGATTCAAATAGGTGGGGTCAACTACTCAGTTGACCCCACCGAGGTGGCAGATGCATTTGAGAGTATTGGAACTTTATTAGATACGCTCCAGCCTATTAGATATACTCTTGTAGGCTCTAATGGCAGATCTGGTTATCAACTTGCAAGAGATGCAGGATTTGCTGGAACGTTTGATGATTACATCAGCGAATTTGATGGCACTTCTGATGCACAGAAGGCTGCAATTCTAAAAGAATTACTCACACTCAAGCATCCTTTACGTGTTAATGAGAATGGTGATTTCAAGATCTTATCCTTCTCAGATGTGCAGTGTGATTCTGATGACCTATCAACTCCATCACTCAAGGAAACTGTAGAAAATATTGAAGCTATTGTAGCAAGAGAAAATCCAGACTTTGTTCTCTGGATTGGAGATAATAGCTTCGGCATGGATACAGCTACTAAACTTAGAAATTACTTAAACATTGTAGCAGCTCCTATGGAATCAAGACAGATACCTTGGGCTCATGTATATGGTAATCATGATGATGAAACAACTTATACTCAAAGTGGTAGTATTTGGTATGCTGCTATTGATAAAGAAGAACAACAGCCTATTTATGAAAGCTTTGAATACTGTGTAAGTAAAGATGTTAAATACGGCTATAATGGCGAAGAGCTATTTGGTGTTTCTAACTTCGTGCTCCCTGTTATGAGCTATGATGGCACCAAAGTTGAGTTCAATATCTGGGGAGTGGACTCCGGCGCATACACAGATAACCCAGTGGCAAACAAAGCATTTTCTGATGGAAACTATTTTCTTGGAAAGTATGAATATATTCAACAAAATCAGATAAATTGGTATGATGCAACCTCTAGGCTTTTGGAAGAATATAATGGTGGCATGATTTACGGAATGATGGCTTTCCATATCCCCCTACAAGAATCCTACACAGCTTGGACACAGCGAGAAGAACAGGGGCTTGAGTGGGAAGGTGAAAAACGAGACAACATCAGCGCATGTTCAGTAAATTCTGGTTTATTTGATGCCGTTAAACAAAGAGGTGATATCAAACTTATAGCTAATGGTCACGACCATCTGAATGACTTTATGGTAAAATATGATGGCATAAGATTCTGTTACAATGCTTGTGCCGGTACTGACCAATACCATGACGATGATATGCTTGGCGGACGTGTTATTAATTTCAGTACCGCTACACCTGATGATTTTGATACCAACATGTCTTATGTTCAAGAAAGAACTCCTGACAACCCGCTGTTTATTATGAAGATAAATGAGGATAATTCAGTCTCGAATGGTGCATATATCAACAGCTTGATAAAGAGACCATTGCCTATTACTTCACATGATTATACTGGATACGAGAAGGTTGTATCAACAGACGATACAATAACATGTAAATATGTATCGTTCGCTGGAGGGTACATTCCTGGCGTGTATAATATACCAGCAAATCGAATTACTCCTGTTTTATCAGATGGCTTTTCTTACGAGATCTTATTCAGAGTAACAGATGGTAATTTAATTGCAAACTATGTCGGTATTCTTGATATGGAAGAAGCGGGCGGTTTTGGTTTAGATTTATATAAAAATACTAATAATCTAAACCAGCCTACCTTAAAAGCTGAAATTGCTTATGGTACAACATGGAATTCGCTACCTTATACAATTAATGTAGGTGAATGGTATCATTGTGTGTATTCATTTGACGGTGTTAATGTAGCGCTATATATTAATGGTCAGTTAGTTGGTAGTGCCACTATAAATGGTGCATATAGACCTCCCACATTTACAAATCGTGCGGGTGAAGACTACATATGTATTGGTGCACGTTCTCAAGCCTGGACAACTGATAATACACCTAGTACAGGAGATAATGGATTTAAGGGCGACATTGCTATTTGTAATATGTATCCTGATGCAACCAGTGCTGCTAAAGCTGCAGAACTTTATTCTGCTGCAAAAGCACAACTCACTGAATTCGCTGATACCTTACTTCTTGATTTAGCAATTGATGCATCTGCACAGACAGTTACTAATGCTGCATATAATGGCGTACAACTTAATGAAGTAACTCATGCAAACAGTAGCAAATCAATCTATACTGATACTGAAATAAATAGAGATGTTGTCAAATTCACTCCTAGAGGTTTATGGGCTACTACTGATGCTTACACACTTCCTAGTTCAACCCTCGATGCAAAATTGAGTGATGGATTCTCAACAGAATTGTATTTCAATATAGATAATTTAAACAATGTTGGCACTTCTTATGTTGGTATTCTTAACTATGAGGAAGGTGGCGGATTTGGCTTAGATCTTCAATCAAGCAATACAGCTGGAAAAGCTAATTTGCAATTTGAGATGGCATATTGGGATTCTGCAAATTCCAAAAATGCATGGTTGCCTGCAGTTTTGATTGAAATTGACCAAAACAAATGGGTACATTGCGTACTTACATATACTGGTCCAAGCAATGGAAATAACGTATATTTGTATATAGATGGTCAGTTAAAATATTCAACTATTTTACCAGGCAATTATAACAAACCAGGCTCATTCAATACTGATCCGTTTATTGCAATTGGTGCATGCGCTCAAAGTAATGTTACTACACAGAATGGCTTTGCAGGAAGCATTGCTATCTGCAGAATCTATGGCGAACCATTAAGTGAGTCTGAGGCACTCGAACTTTATAACGAAGTAAAGTAATAGATTCATAAATAATTAGTTGAGGCAAGTCAGCTTGCCTCAACTTAAAATAAATAAAAAATTCTTACTTAGAGAGGAGAATTAATTATGGCACTTTGGAAAGCCTTTAAAGGCTCAAGTGAAAATTTAAAAGATGTAGAATTACACGCTGGGTACGTGTATTTTTGCACAGATGATGGCAGTCTCTTCTTTGACTATGCAGACGATACAGGAAATCTGTTTAGGAAGCAAGTCAGTGCAGACGACTGCAAAACTCTTACAGGTGTGTCCCTAGAAGAGTTAAAAAATGAAATCGCAACACAAGACGTTGCAATATTGCATGAAGCACAGACGTATGCGATGAATCAAACAATCGTTGCGCTGTCAGAAGCTCAAGCATACACAGACAAAGCTATTGAATCAGCTGCAATAGGTGGTGTTGATCTTCCTATAACAGAAAGTGATGGTGCAAATACAATTGTTCAGGTAAGTGATAAAGAAAACATTGCTTATGGTGATAATAGTATAGTATTTGGTCTTGATAGTACAGCAGGATGTCGCGGATTCTATGTTAAGGGTGTATATATCAACACTGCTCAAACAGCAGGTCGTATTTATCTTACTGATATTCAACCTACCATTGGTTCAGACGCTGTTCCTATTATTTCGGATAATTATGATGTAGTACATAATGCTTGTTATGATGCTAATTTCGATACAGGATATGTATTTGAAGATGATATGCAGTTCAACCTAGTATTGAATGAAAACTTTAATGCTGGTGGAACAATGAAGGGAACAATTTCTGAGATATCCGGCAATATGATACTCTTCGGTGGATATCTTGTTGATGGAGATGGAAACCGCGTATCAGGAAGCTATGTTCCTGCTGATAGAATATTCAACGAAATTGATGACTTCTCATTTATGATACCTACACAACCTCGTGTTGGTGCTTGCATAGTAAGATACAATGGAACAGTCATTGGTAAAGAAGCAAAAGCAGTTGGTATTTCTTCTGTGGCACTTGGCGCTGAAACTCAAGCTTCAGGTAAATATGCAGTAGCTACAGGTAGAGGCTCTAAAGCAGCTGGTCACTGCGCAACTGCAGAAGGTCAGTTCACAAATGCTTATGGTATGTCTTCGCATGCTGAGGGCTTTCAATCTGAGACACAAGGTTATTGCTCCCATGCTGAAGGTTCTACCACTAGAGCACTTGGTTATGCTTCACATACCGAAGGTCAGGGTTGCGAAACTTGGACACCCAATGGGCACGCAGAAGGTTATCAAACTAAAACAGAAGGCGCACAGTCTGGTACACATGCCGAAGGCTATCAAACAACTGCTATTGGACAAGGTGCTCACGCGGAAGGTGTTAGTACAGCAGCAAATAAAGAGGGCTCTCATGCAGGCGGTTACAATAGCTCAACAGATCACGCTTGGTCATTTGCACATGGTAGTAATCTACAGACTGGCAAAGATTGTCAGGCAGTATTTGGACAAAACAATATTATAGATAGTAATGCTTTATTAGTAGTTGGTAATGGTGAAGAAAGTAGTAAACAGAATCTTTTCACAGTAGGCTCAGATAATACAGGTAATTATATTACTCTAGGAGATAAAAAAGTCTACGAAGCTAATTTTAAAAATTACCATATTGTCACAGATGAGAGCAATAGAACATTTATTGCGAATGACTTCGGAAATACTGCTTCAGGTCAATGTTCTTCTGCTTTTGGTGCTATTACACAGGCAGCAGGTAACCATGCCTTCGCAGAGGGTTATGGGACTATAGCAGAAGGGGAGTCTTCTCATGCTGAAGGCCATAATACACATGCGATAGGAAAATTTACCCACGCTGCAGGATACGAAACTTATGCTTACGGAGAATCCTCACATGCCAGCGGTTCACAAACCTATGCTTATGCTCCTGCCTCTGTAGTATTCGGCAGTCGCAACTACGCAGGTGCTAAGGGTTATTACTTAAATAACGCTTATTGGGATACAGACTACTTGTATCTTGCGTTGAGTCCCTATTATACAAATAACTGCCCAATATCCAATGAATCTGGCATTACGGAACCTGAATGGGGAAGTTGGTGTTTTATAAATCTACATATAACTGATTATTACCCTAATTTCAATCTTTATGTAGAAAATTATTCAAACGGATTATTAACTATAAGAAGAAATCACTATTCGGGAGCACAGGAACTTATTTCAATACTTCAAGAATTAGATGGGGCGCCTGCTATAAATTCAGAAAGTTTACGTTCTTGGTCTGTTGTCAATACAGGCGCTCTTGATAAGGGTGAAGTTTACTTTGGTAATAATGCTTTTGTTTCTGGTGAAGAGAATAAGGGCTGGGGTAACCACATACATATTGAGGGTGCTAGAAATATTGCAGGCGGTGAAGCTGCACATGCAGAGGGTGCTGATAATAATGCTCATGGTAATAATTCACATGCAGAAGGTCAAGGTAACCATTCTTTCGGTAATGACTCCCATGCAGAGGGTAGAGACACAAAGTCCATAGGAGAGGCTTCCCATGCGGCTGGTATAGGCACTATCGCGACTGCTAACGGTCAGACTGCAGTAGGTAAATATAATGAAGAAAACCCTGAAGCATTGTTTGTAGTAGGTAATGGTAGCTCCGATACTGCGAGAAGTAATGTAATGGAAGTAACCTCTACTCATGCAACTGTAAAAGCACCTACAACAAACATTCCTTGTTTAAGAAATATTTTAATCGGTACTTCTGCACCTACGGAGGATGTAGGTAATGACGGTGATATATTTATTTTATATTCTTGATGAAAAGAGGAATAATATATGAATATGTTAGTAAAAGCCGCAGGTAAATACTATAACGGTAATTCCGGTTATGTAAAAGTTGGAGGTAATTGGAAATCTATTTCTAATACTTATGTTAAAGTAAATGGAGAATGGAGAAGTGAGTTGCAATTAGCTACTCCTACAATAACATGGAACAGTGATACTGACATACTAACCATTTCTCCTGTAGATAATGCAATTGAGTATGAAATTACAATTGAATGGGAGTATTATACACATACATTCTATACTTCAAATACTACATTACATATAAGTGAATTCTATCAGGAATTATTTTCAGTTCCAAGCGATGGATTAGAAACTTACGATTCATATTATATTAAGGTTAGAGCTGTGCGTGATAGTATATTTAGTGATTATAGTAATGCTGTAGGGTCAAGGTTTGGTGAATGGTTTAATGTATCATATTGGCTTGATTACAGTGGTATGTGTTCAGAGGATAATTGTGTTTCTCAATTTGAAACTCTTAGAGCATATCTAGATTCTGATTCAGATTATATTCAAGATCATAACGCAGTTGTACTACTCAATGGTATCCCATTTGTTGCGGTATATAACGATACTCAGGGAATTGAATTTTATAATGATCATTTTGGTATGACTTATTATATTCAGCCAACTGATGATTATGATCAAAACAATGAATATGTATACGGACTCGTAATTTATGATATCACTAACGGTGCATATGATAAGGTGAATGATTTCATGATTGACTGGTACGAACCTACACAAGAAAATAGTGATACAATAACTGTTACCTATGATGGTAATGGTGGTACTATAGATGGTCAATCTACTAAAACTATTAATGTAAATAGTGGAACCAATATTACTCTTCTTTCTCCGGACACAAGAAGTGGATATACATTTGATAGTTGGTTAGATAGTATTGATAATTTAAATTATCAACCGTCAGATAGTTTCCAAGTAAATGAAAAAGTTACATTTACAGCACAATGGATTGAAAACGATGGATGTGATCATTCTGATGTGACTATTACTACTAAAACAGCCTCTGACTATAGTGTTTATGATTGTACTACATGTCCTACAGGTACTAAAAAAGTTTGTAACATTTGTGGTAAGACTCTTTCTAATAGTTTAGGTCCATGGAGTAGTCATAGTTGGGGTAACCAAACTCATGTTGCTGCAACTGATTGTAGTAGTGAAGGTTATTATATTAAGAGGTGTACTCGTAATAATTGTGTAGGATCGATGCAATGGGGTGATGGAACTACTGGACCTCATAAGTATGGAAGTTATCAACCTAGTGGTAATAATACGCATACTCGTACATGTAGTATCTGTGGTGGGTCTGAAAGTAGTGACTGTTCTATCATATTTAAATCTTATTCAGGAGAAAATTATACCAATGTTCATACAGTTTCTGGTACATGTGAAATTTGTGGAGGCAATGTAAGTTATACCGAATCTTGTACTCCTAATGGTCCTACTTGTATGTATTGTGGCTGTTTTGTCAATTAATAACATTTGGTATAAATTTTAAATTAAATTTAAATTAAATATATTAAATAAAGCTAAAAAACTCAGCATTTATGCTGAGTTTTTTAGCTTTCTGTAGCATTCAGTTTTTTGTCTACACACTGTATAATATAATGAAATTATATTTAAATAAGGTGAATAATGAATAACAAATACACAGAAGATAGTATTATTTCTTTAAATCCGCGTGAATTTACTAGACTTAGACCTGCTACTTATTTAGGAAGCAATGAATATTCTACTCAGCTTGTGAGAGAAGTATTTTCTAATGCGCTAGATGAACATATTATTGGGCACGGCGATAAGATTTGGGTTAAAGTAGACCTTGTAAATAATGAATATGAAGTAAAAGATGAAGGTCAAGGTTTTCCAATAAATGTTTTTAGAGAGGATGGTAAAACTGTTCTTCAAGCTGCTTTTGATTGTTTTAATACTTCAGGTAAATATGATGAAAATGGAGTATACGCAGGAAGTGTACTCGGATTAAATGGTATTGGAAGTAAGTTAACTAACTTCTTATCTACAGAACTTGAAGTATATTCACATAATGAACAATTTAGTGAAAAAGTTAGATTTGAAGATGGTATCTTTATTAGACGCAACGTTTCTACCTATCAGGGTAAATCAGGTACAGAGGTTAGGTGGAAACCAGATCCACAGTTTTTTCAGTGTAAAGATGCAAATATCTCAGATTTAAAGAAACTATTTGAAGATATTTCAGCCCTTTGTCCAGAACTAATTATTTATTTTAAAGTAATAAATGGCTCAAAACAAGCTCAATTTGAAGACCTTTATACCTATCATGCAGAAAATGGCATTCAAGACTTAGTTGATAGAAAAACTAATAATAAAGAGCTTCTTAATAACAGATTTGTTGCCTGTAAAAAAGACGGTGCTGAATTATTTGATATTACGTTAACTTATACTTCTGATTATTCGGAAAATGTTATTGCTTATGCTAATTATGGACTTACTGAAAGTGGTACCCATATCAGTACTGTAAAAGCTGGTCTTACCCGCCAAATAAATAGATATGCAATAGATAAGGGGCTTATAAAGAAAACTGATGATCCTATTACTCAAGGTGAACTTGCGGAAGGTCTTTTTTTAGTTTTTAATGTAAAAGCAAGTAGTGTAAAATATGATAGCCAGACAAAAACTCGAATTGTAGACTTAAATAAAACTCTTATTAATAGCGTTATTAATAATGAATTCTGGGATTGGCTTAATAATAATCCAAAAGATGCTAAGGTTATAATTGATAAAGCTTTACTTGCACGTAAGGCTAGAGAAGCAGCTCAAAAAGCTAAAAATATTGCTAGAGGACTCAAGCAGAAAAAAACAGATAAATTTTTAAATTTGCCTACAAAACTAGTTGATGCTAATCCAAGAGATAAAGATAGAAGTAATTGTATTCTTTATCTTGTAGAAGGAGATTCTGCAGCTAATGGTTTGATTTCTAAACGTAATGGTGAGCTTCATGGAATAATGCCACTCAGAGGTAAAATTCTTTCAGTTCGTAAAGCTACTGTTGCTGATATGTATAAAAATCAAGAAATTTCAAATATTGTGTCTGCTCTTGGACTTGAAGTTAATCCTACAAATTATACTTTAAAATATGACCTTAAAAAACTTCGTTATTCTAAAATAGTTCTTCTAGAAGACGGAGATAACGACGGCGGACATATCAGACTATTGCTTATTACTCTACTTTGGAGACTTTGTCCAGAGTTATTCCAAAATGGTCATGTGTATACTTCGCGTCCGCCACTCTATAAGATTACAAACAGTAAAAACGAATATTGTTATTTAGCAACAGATAAAGATTTAGAGACTTATAAGAAAAAGCACTCACGTGAAAAGTATATAGTAAATAGACTTAAAGGTCTTGGTGAAATGTCACCTGATGAACTTTATGAATGTATGATTAAAGATGGAACACAGAACATAATGCAGCTTACTGTGCCTAATTATACAGATACTGATAATGAATTAGAAAAGTTTATGGGAACAGAAGTAAGTCAAAGACGTGAATACTATAATAGCCATTATAATGATGTGAAAATTGAGATCGAATAAGGGGGAATAGCTATGACAAATTCAGTAAATATTTTACAAGAAATTAGAGAAGATGCTCTTAATATAGGGAATGAAGCTAATTTATCCAGAGCTATTCCTTATATCCGTGATGGTCTTAAACCCTCACAAAGAGCTGTTATTTATGGGGCTTATGAGCAGGGTTATTCTTCTAAAAAGCCTCATGTAAAAAGCTTAAAACTAGATGGTTTGGTAGTAGGTTCTTGGTGGCCCCACGGTTCTGAATATCTTACTATAGCTCGTCTTACGCAACCTTTTGTAATGAATATTCCACTATTAGATATGCATGGAGCTAACGGCTCTCAGCTTGGTACGCCTGATGCCGCATCAAGTAGATATACAGAGGTTAGGCTTGCAAAAGCTTGTGAAGATGGTTTGCTAAAAAATCTTGAAAAGGAAACTTGTGAATGGATTCCTAATTATTCAGAAGATAAAGTATGGCCAAAGGTTTTCCCAGCTCTTTTGCCCAACTTATTTGTAAATGGCTCTGATGGTATGGGATATTGTTATTCCCAAACTTGGTTACCTGGAAATCTAAAAGAATTTTATGAAAAAGTAAAAGAATATTTAGATACAGGTAAAATTACTTATGATAATATTTATCCAGATTTTCCTACTAGAGGAATTATTGTAAATAAAAAAGATATTGCTAAGATTTATGAAACCGGATCTGGAACGGTTATTCTCAGAGGAAAAGCTGAAATAGAAGGTAATATTATTAAAATTACGGAATTACCTTATCAAGTATATGTAACTCCTTATTTAGAGCAACTTAAAACACTTGTGACACCTAATGCAAAGGGTGATATAAGAATTCCGGGTATCGCTGACATCTATAATATGTCAGGAGAGAGTGGAATGCTTATTGAAATTGAGTGTGAAGCTGATCCAAAAATAATTCTAAATAAGCTTTATCAATATTCTAATTTACAAATTTCCTTATCTGCAAACCAATATGGTATTATAGACAGCATTCCAGAATTAATTAATTTACAGCATTATATTGAAGTATATTTAAGCCATAATCTTGATGTCCTCAAACGAGAGTACTCCTACGAGCTTAATAAAGCTACCCAGAGGCTTGAAATTGTTTCAGGGCTCATACGTGCTAACTCAATGCTTGATGCTGTTATAAGCGAAATACGAGCTTCTAGGAGTGCTTCTGAAGCGATAGTTAATTTAAAAACTAAATTTAGCTTTACAGATCTTCAAGCACAGGCTATTGCTGATATGCGCCTTGGTAAGTTAGCTAATATGGAAATTGCTGCTTTAAATAAGGAAGAAAGTGAGCTTAATAAAGCTATAACAGATTATAACAAGATTCTAAGTTCTGATAAAGCTCAAAAGAAAGAATTTTTAAAGCGTTTTGATACTTTTGTTAATAACTATGGTTGGGATCGAAGAACAGAAATTCAAGATATCGATTTAGCAGCAGAAAAAACCGCAACAGCAGCTAAAACTAAAGTTGTGGAAAATTATACTGTAATTTTAGAAGAAAACGGAAATATAAAGCGTATATTAACTAATCAATATAAACCTAATAAAAAAGCTAAATATATTGCTGTTGAAATTGCTGAAGATCAAAAACTTTTATTGATCTCAAACAAAGGCTTTATGTATAAATTACCAGTAAAGCAAATTCCAAAAGCTGGAATAAATTCCATGGGTACTCCAATTAATAGCTTAATAACTTTACAAGCAAAAGAGACCATTCTTTCCATATATAATGGATCAGAAAAAGAGGAGTACATATTCTTTATTACGAAGAAGGGTCTTGCTAAGAAAACGCCTTGGGCGGACACTAATAAATTAAGCAAGAATATAGGCGCCATGGTAATGAAGCTTGCAGAGGATGATGAAATTTTAATTTGTAAATTAATTAATTCAGAAAAATTTTTAGTATTGTATAATGGCAAAGAGAAACAGATTTTAAGTGATAAATTTATTGCAAAATCACGTACAGCTGGTGGTGTTGTAGCAATAAAAATTAAATCAGGTAGTTTCATAACACTACCTTTATTGTAAAATTTACAAAAAGTTTACAATTATCTCTATATAAAATTTTATTATATAATATTTATATAATTATATATATATATTAAAGCTTTATATTTATATATTTATAACTTTTATATAAAGCTTTATATAAGCTTTAAAATATAACTTTAATATTGTATTTTATAGTAAATATATTGTTAGGAGAAAATCATGAAAGTTATTTTGATCAGTGCAAAAGCTCAACATGGCAAAGACACTTCAGCTTTAATTTTAAAAGAGTTTTATGAGGCTGAAAATAAAAAAGTATTAATAGCACATTATGCAGATTTGCTTAAATATATTTGTAGAACATTCTTTAATTGGAATGGTGAAAAAGATGACTATGGTAGAACTCTTCTTCAACAAGTAGGTACTAATATAGTCGGTGCGAAACAACCTGATTTTTGGGTAGACTTTATTATTAGTGTTCTTAATCTTTTTGAGGGATCTTGGGATATAGTAATTATTCCAGACTGTCGATTTGTAAATGAAGTAGAAAAGATGAAAAATCATTTTGATACTACTTTAATTAGAGTTGTTAGACCGGACTTTGATAACGGACTTAGTGATGAGCAAAAGCAGCATCCCTCTGAGACAGCTTTAGATAATTATGCTTTTGATTATATTGTTCAAAACACTGGAACGCTAGAAGAGTTAAAAACTGCATTAAGTAGAATACATTGGAGAATTAAACATGAGTAAAGCTTATACGAATTATATTGTTGAACATTGTGATTATGTTGCAAGAGTCTATTATTTTCTAGTAGAACATAAAATTATAAAAGATGAGTTTATTCATCGAATTAAAAATCATGATTTAAGTAAATGGTCTGATGAAGAATATAAGGCTTATGATAAATATTTTTACGGTAAAAATCCAGATGAAGTAAAAGACCAATTTAATAGTGCTTGGCTTCATCATATTCATCATAATCCGCATCATTGGCAACATTGGGTGTTAATTAATGACGACGACGGAACTCACGCTTTAGAAATGCCAGAAGAATACGTAGTAGAAATGTTTTGCGATCATGCAGCTTTTAGTTTTAAAACTGGAAAGCTTACTGAAATTGATGATTGGTATAAAGCTCATAAGACTACTATGATGTTACATAAGAATACTAAAATCCTTTATGAAGATATTCTTAAAAAATATTTGGCAGCAGTAAAAGAGGTTGAGAAAAATGGTGAAGCTTGATGAAAAAGATTTATATCAGCTTTTAATTGCCGAAATGCGTTATGCAATAAAGCGAGATAATCATCTTGCTCCCAGTTCAAGTATTCAACATATAAAAGAGTATCTTCCAGAAATGTCTAAACAATGGCGTGCACATACTACAAAACAACTTACTGAAGAGATTATTTGTGAAAGAAGCTTTATGGAGCCGCGACTTAAACAAGATGAAGAGTGGGATGAGCTTTTGGTTTTCTTACTTAATTATCTGGAAGAGCTGCCTTATAATTTAGAATTATATAATAAGCTAAGACTTACACGTCCTGAGGCAGTATTTAAAGTTGATTTTTATTCTGATGAAGTACAAGCGAAAATTACAGCAAATCGACTAAAAGATTAATTATAAAAGACGATCATAAAATATGGTCGTCTTTTATTGTATGATATAGTGTAGAATTTTATTAAGGAGAATTAATATGTCGATTGCAGATATTTATTTTAAGAATGAAGTTAATGAGCTTCTCACCCACGGCTTTAATGATAAGAATTATCCTGTAAGACCTAAGTGGCCTGATGGTACTCCTGCTCATACTATTAAAACTTTCTGTGCTGTAAGACGCTATGATCTTTCTAAAGAATTTCCTATTCTTACTCTTAGAACTCAAGCTTTTAAAGGAGTAGTAAGAGAGCTACTTTGGATGTGGCAGAAAAAGTCTAATGTCGTAGATGAGCTTGGAAAGTCTGCGGTTATTTGGAGAGCGTGGGAAGGTGACGATGGAACCATCGGTAAGACTTATGGCTATCAGCTTGGTAAGATTTCTGATTATGGTTATGGTAAGTTTGACCAGGTAGATAATCTTATTTATCTTCTGAAGAACAAGCCCATGGATCGTAGAATGATCACTACTATGTGGTGTCCTCAGGATCTTCATGAAATGAACCTTCCACCTTGTGTTTATGAAACTCTTTGGGATGTAACAGACGGAAAGCTTAATTGCACCGTAATGCAGAGATCTGGCGACCTTCTTGCTGCAGCTTCTTCTGGTGGTTGGGATACAATTCAGTACGCTTTGCTTGTATATATGCTTGCTCAAGTTTGTGGCTATCAGCCTGGAGAGCTTGTACATATTGTAAATAATCTCCATATTTATGACCGTCACGTAGAGCTTGTCAAAGAAGTTATTCAGAATCCTGAATACCCTGGCCCACAGCTTAAGCTTAATCCTGAGGTGAAAGATTTTTATGATTTCACTGAAGATGATTTTGAGCTTGTTGGTTATGAATCTACAAAACTTGCAACTCGTTTTGAGGTGGCTGAGTGAAAACCATAATTGAGCTACCTTGTTCTGTAGGCGATATAATTTGGGCAAGGTCTTGGTACTATGGAGAAGCTGGTAATTGGAAGCCTTGGCAGGTTACTAATTTAACAGTTACTCAAAATAAAAAAGGTATTTGGACTAAAAAGTTTCGTGCTTTTAGAATAGAAAATAAAAAAACCTTAGCAATCTCTATAGAATTTGGTATAGATGATGTTGGACAGTTAGTATTTTTGGAGGAACCTAATGACATACTCGCCAATGAATAAATTAACAGCTAATGTTGTTACTCTTGCGGAGACTAACGAGATTTTAGCTGCTGCTGAAAGTGTTAAGCTCTGGCAGATGGAAATCGAGCGTGCAGAAGAAGCTAAGAAGAAAGCAAATGAATATTTAGATAAGGTACTTGCTGAGTCTTTGAAGCGAGCACATTTAAAATATGTAGAGGGTAAACTTTTTGCTTTGCCCCATTATCATAAACTATTTTGTTATCTACATGAAGATTTTATTCCTATTCCAGTATCAGAGGAGTATATAAATGAAGGAATTCTTTAAGCATCTTAAAATTATTAGAACTCATAGAAAATATGTTCGTAAAGCATGTTTTAAAATGGGACTCTTTTGGCAGGGGCTTATTCATGATCTTAGCAAGTATTCTATTACTGAAATGAAGATTTGTAAGTATTATACTGGCAGAAAGAGCCCTCATCAAGCGGCACGTGAACAGCTTGGTTACTCACCTTCTTGGATTCACCACTATCATACTAACAAGCATCATTTTCAATATTGGTGGGATGAAGATGAAGAAGGTAAGATTATTCCTATGAAGATGCCATATAAATATATTATTGAAAGCTTAGCAGATATGATAGGGGCTTCTAAGGCTTATAATCCTAATAGATGGGCACCTGAAATGCTTTTAGATTATTGGGAAAATAAATGTAAGGGTAAGAGAATTCAGCATCCTGCTTCTGAAGAGTTTCTCGACAAGATGATTATGAATTTAGTTACTTGTGGTGAAGAAGCATTTTTTGAATGGTATAAAAATAATACAGACTTTTTAAAGAAAGCCTATGAGGAGATGTAATGGATTCAGAAAAGATTACAACAAGATTAGATATAGACCCTACAGAAGTAAAAACTCTTGAAATAGGGCCAATGAAAGCAATGCAAGAGTGTCTACTTTGTGATAATGTACGAGAGGTTCCTTATGGTTATGGTAATTACTATCCTTGGGTTTGTGAGGAGTGTAAAGAAGCTATTGCTTTTGTAAAAGAATTTAGGGCAAGTATTAAAGAAGTCCCTACAGACAAAACTAAAGAAATTAAAGCAAGTATAGCTTTACTTTAAGATAGAGGTTTTAAAATGTTTTATTGTCCTGGAGAATTTTGTTCTAAGAAAAATGAGTGTTTACATCACCAGCTAAAAAATTCAACTAGAAGTTTACAGCTACTTGATATGTCTACCGAAGGATATGGCTGTGGAGGAATAGATGAAAAAGGAAACTATTTTAGTCATCATGAGTATTGTTGCGGAGATAGAGCCCCTAAGTATAGCTCATTGTGGCGATGTGAGACTTGGCAAGATAAGTGTGACTTTGAAAATGCTTTTAATCCTGCTCATGCAGAAGGCATTCCCTGTCCGCCTGGATCATTAATTCTTATTGAGAATGACAAAGGTGAAGTGGAAATCGTGCCATTTCACCCCAAAACCTTGAAACTTACCACTAAGGTACTAAGCTGGCACCCACGATTTGAAGACTAAAACTAAAAAGCAGGTTTAAAAAGAACCTGCTTTTATAATTGCTAAATTATCTAAGATTAAACTATTTTTGGAGTAAAAATGAAGTATATTTTAAATGAAAGATTTATACTCAATGAAAACTTTGACTTGAATGATTTACCTGATGAATCCGGAATATATTGTATAATTTTTAATGCTTTAGATGCTGACGGAAATCCTTGTGAGAAAAAATATGTAGGGCAAGCAGTTAATATTAGGAGACGACTATCCGATCATAAAAAAGCTGCTCGTGTTGACGGTCGTGATTACTTAGTTTATAATGCTATGCGTAAATATCCTGATTTTAGAGTTATAGTTTTAACTTTGTGTCCAAAGCAAGACTTAGACCAGCAAGAAATACGATGGATAAGAACGTTACATACTTATGTAAATGACAAAGTTAAAACAGGTAAAACTGTTGCTGTACCTGAAGATAATCCAAGTGAAAGTTTATCATGTGATGGCCCAGGCTATAATTTAACTACCGGAGGCAAGGGGGCACCATATTATTATACCGATGATATTATTGCTGAGATAGTAGACTTATATAAACAGAATAATTATGATCATGTTCAAACCTTACATGATTTTAAAACTGCCCATGAGGCAGATATTCATTTAAACAAACTAGCTAGTGATACTTTACGCCTTATTATTGAATCTAATAAGTTACCTTGGCATAATCAGACAAAAAAAGTTACAGTAGTTTGTTCAAATACGATACAAGTAGTTGAAACAAAAGAGAAAAATGCTGCATCTACCTCTGGATATCGTATAAGAAGAAAATTTAAGATTATTCCGAATACCCAAGATAAATATCTTAAGATATGTGAGTCACAAGCGCAAGCAGATGCTTTAGTAGATTTTATTTTTAATCGTATTATGGCTGATTTAGGTGAGGAATTACTTGCTATTCAGGATAATAAAGTAGCTAATGCAAAACGGATCCAATATTTAATAGACAATAATTATTATGAAAAATATTTAGATCTAACTCAATATGACTTAGCTAAGCTACCTAAAACATCTAAGTCGCTAGGTAAGGGTGTTAAGAATCAAACTGGGCGAAAAGTTACTACTGGCCGCTTAAGTTTATTTACTATATACTATAGTATATCACCAAAGAGTATTAAATAGTTTGAATATAAATGAGAGTATGCTGTAGAAAACAGCATACTCTCATTGTATAATATTATAGAATATACTTTGGAGGAAACCATGAAAAGACCTTCTTTAGATGAATATTATATAGAAATTGCCAAAGCAGTTTCTTTAAGATCTACTTGTTTACGTAAGCATTATGGAGCTGTGATAGTTAAAGATGGAGAAATTTTAAGTACTGGATACAATAATCCACCAAGAGGTGAAGCTCATTGTGCTGTTTGTACTAAATGTGATAGTGGTAAGGATATGGCTACTTTTGCTACCTGTCCTGCTGTCCATGCTGAAATGAATGCTTTACTCAGTGCTTCCCGCAGAGATACTATTGGAGCTGATTTATATCTTGCAGGCTATGATGTTAAGTCTGGAGTGCCAATCGAGTGTGAGGCTTGGCCTTGTGAGATTTGTTTACGTTTAATTAAAAATGCGGGTATTAATCGTATAATAAATAAGAAGGGTGTTATTTATATGCGGTCATCATATGATGGAATATTGGTGCAGCTTATTGAAAGGGAGTAAGTATGGAATTAGAAATTAAAACCGTTCCTGTAGAAGTTAAAGGTTTCAAACCTGGTGAAGTTACTAAGCTGACATACGACACAAAAACTGTGACAGCGGTATTAAAAGAAGCGCCTAATAAATCTGAGGCCCTTGATTGGCTTCTGAGTAAACCTATAGCAGACATTGCAGTTGTTTGTGCTATTTGTGCTGAAGAAACACCTATGACTTCTAACGACTGCCGAGCTTATGGAGTATTTATTTGTGATAAATGTAAGGCAGCAATAATGCACATTAGAAACACTCTTGAAAATACATAAAAACTTCTTAATTTTTACGTATTTTATTTGCTAAATTAAATGAGGTGATTGAATGAAATCTTATTTAATTTATAAACATACAAATAAAATTAATGGTAAATGTTACATTGGGCAAACTTGTTATACTAACCCTACTCATAGATGGCACTCTGATGGGAGTGGCTATAAGTCTCAACAAAAATTTTACAGAGCTATTCTTAAGTATGGCTGGGAGAATTTTGAGCATCAAGTTTTAATAGA